GCAGCCGTTACTTCCTTGGGTATTGAAACACAAGCCGGCTCCACCGCAATGAGCAAGCTTATATCTGACATGATGACGGCAGTGGAAACCGGAAATGACCTTGATAAGTTCGCCAGCATTGCCAATATGAGTGCTGAAGAATTTGCAAAGGCCTGGGGCGATGACGCTGTTACTGCTTTGCAGGCGTTTGTCCTGGGGCTTGGTGACACGGAGCGCAACGGAAAGAGCGCAACGGTAGTTCTCACGGAGCTGGGTATAACCGAAGCCAGAATGCAGCGTATGGTCCTCTCCCTTTCTAATTCCGGGGATCTGCTCAACCGCACGATTGCGACATCGAATAAAGGCTGGGCCGAAAACTCCGCTCTTACGACGGAAGCAAACAAAAGATACGCTACAACTAAGAGCCGTCTGACGATGATGCAGAACGAATACAACAATCTCAAGATTGCTGTTGGGGACGCATTGACACCGGCGTTGCAAGAACTTTATAAGGTCATGACTGATGTCTTGGGCGGCGTAACTGAATTTGTTCAGAATAATCCTACGTTGGTTAAAGCCATTACGACCTTCATTGGCGTGCTCGGGTTAGCCGTAGGAGGTATTACCGCCTATGTAGCCATTACGAAAATAGCGACCATTGTTTCGGCTGCTTTCACAGCTGCAATACCCGGACTTAATATCATCATGGGCGTTGTGGCCGGAGTGGCTGCCCTCTCTGCTGTAATTGTGGCTCTGACAGAAGCGTCCAAAGACGGAACAGATGAAGCCTGGGAGCTGACAGCAGCATCAAGGGAACAGTATTACCAGCTACAGGATCTCAACGAAGAGTATGAAAAAACGGTTGAGGTCTATGGCGATACTTCCTATGAAGCACAATCGCTCCAATGGAAAATCGAAGACCTGACGGACGAATACGAAACCGGCAAACAGACGCTCGAAGAATATAAGGCTGCCCACGAAGATCTGATGGACAGCTATGAAGAGATGAGTTCCTCGCATACAGAAGCTTATGAGGAAATCGAAAAAGAACAGCGCAGCACCCTGGCATTGATTGATAAGCTGAAAGAGCTAACATCAACTACCGATGGAGCTGCAGCGAATCAACAGGCCATCCTCTCTATTATTGAAGCTCTGAACGAGCAGGTTCCGGAGCTGGCGCTCAACTATGATGATGTCGTTAATTCATCCGAAGGATTCATTGATTCTCTGTACGCGATTGCAGAAGCTCAAGCATCGCAACTGCTTTTAGAGGAACAATGGAGCGACTACATTGACCGCGTAGGTAAGCAAGGCTCTCTGGAAAAAGCAAAAGAAGCGGCTGAGTACAACGCCAAAATTGCGCAGGAAGAGTATGATATCGCATACAAAGCGTGGTCAGATGCCGCCGAACTCTATAAGTATGACACCACTGGCTGGGGAATGATCTTCGGTACAAGAGATGAAGGCAAGGCTTTAGACGCTGCCCGCGAGCAGCTTGATCTCTATAAAGCTACTCTTGATGAAACATCTGTTGCCTATGAAGAAAACGCTGTGGAAATCGCTGAACTGGAAGAGTCGTTCCGGCTCTATCAAGAAGCTCAGGAAGAAGCAGCCGCGGCCGGCGAAAACATTCAAGAAGTTATAGCTTCGGTCAGAAAAGAAATCACTGAATTATCCGCAGCCTATGAAGAGGCTTACAACGCCGCACTCGACAGCGTGACGGGGCAATATGACTTATGGGATGAGGCTGCTGATGTTGTCGCCACAAGTGCCGGCAAGATAAACGATGCATTAGAAAGTCAGGCTGAATACTGGAAAGATTACAACACGAACCTTGCCAACCTGTCTGAGCGATCTGCTGACATCGAAGGGTTATCCGAAATGATAGCCAGCTTTGCCGACGGCAGCGAGGGCAGCGTGAACGCGATTGCGGGCATGGCCAATGCTACCGATACGGAACTGGCAGCAATGGTCGCTAACTGGCAGAAACTCAAGAAAGAACAGGAAACCGTTGCCGGAAGTCTCGCTGAGATAGAAACAGACTTTGCAAACTCCATGGATGCCCTGCAGCTTGAACTTGAAACCGCTGTTGAGGGAATGAACCTTGATGAGGAGGCAGCTGAGAGCGCAAAAAGCACCATGCAGGGATTCATCAAAGGCGCCGAAGGAATGTTGCCGGCTGTGCAAGCTGCGTATGAGCGTATAGCTCAGGCCGGAATAGATGCCATCGACGCCAGGTTACAGATCCATAGCCCATCTCGTGTCATGTGGAATCGAGCAGAGATGGCATGGAGCGGGTACATCAAAGCTACCGAATCCATGGAACCGGACGTCAAGGAGGCAATGGCTGAAACTGCTGGCGCCGGAGTTAATGCAATTCCAACGGAAGCGATATCCGCAAATTCCAGCGGGAATGACAAGCCGATTCAGCTTACAGTTTCTCCTGTTTATAATTTCCCTGGCGGAAGTACAGCTTCGGATATTGCAGCTGTATTGAGGGATGCGACAGAGGACCTGAAAGAGAAAGTCCTCGGCATACTTGAAGAGGCTGGAGTTGATGCAGCAAGGAGGGCTTACGCATGAGTAAAACATACACAACTGTACAGGGCGATATGTGGGATAGCATAGCTCATGCTCAACTGGGTGATGTAGCCCATACTGACAAGCTGATGAATCTTAATACTGCTTACCGGGACTATTACATATTCCCGGCTGGGATAACCCTCGTATTGCCCAATATCATAATTGAGGAAAGCTCAGCTGCTAATCTGCCTCCATGGAAGCAGGTGAGCGGATGAGCGACAAAGACATGTCAAGACGCACGGACGCGGAGGTCTACTTTGATGGAGTGGATATCTCCGTTTCCCTACGCAAGTATCTGTTATCTATGACTTTTACCGATGAAGAGGAAAATGAGACCGACGACCTGCAGATAAAAATTGAGGATCGTGACGATATATGGCTGACCAAATGGCTGAATGCAGCTATTCAGGCAGCCGCTTCCGGTCCTCCTTCCTCTTCCGGATCCGTTTACAAGGTGACAGCAAAAGGCGGCCTGAATGTTCGCAGCGGTCCGGGAACAAGTAATACGAAGCTGGGCTCTCTTGTCTTCGGAACTCAAATAACAGTCAGCGCAATCTCGAACGGCTGGGCGACTATAACTTATAGCGGGAAAACTGCATATGTCAGTGAACAATACCTTGCTTTAACAGACACAGGAGACGATTCCGGAGACTGGGCAATAGGTGATGCAGTAATTGCAAACGGAGCTCCACAGTATTCAAGCTATGGAACAGGGACGCCCGGAGCTGCCGTCACCAACTACAGCGGAACCATATCCAGGGTGAACCTTAAAAGCGGAGTGCCTTACCCTATTCATGTTGGCTCACTCGGCTGGTTTGGTATTGACCAGGTGACGAAGGCAACCGCCTCCGGAGGCAGCTCAAGCAGCTCAGGAATAAAAGGCCTGAGCATTCAAGCTCTATTTGTCAGGAAGAACTGGTTAGGCGACGGTAAAGACAAAGTTCTGGACTGCGGACAATTTGAGCTGGACAGCATTGACGCGGACGGCCCGCCGGCAACTATTACAATCAAAGGAACATCGCTTCCTTATAGCAATCAGATTCGGCAGACAAAGAAGAGCAAAGCTTGGGAGGCCTACACGTTATCACAGATAGCCAATAGCTTCGGCTAATGGTATGACCTGTATATATGAATCTGCAGTCGACCCCTATTATGCCAGAGTGGAGCAAATCACCATGAGCGACATTGCTTTTCTCAAGCAGCTCTGCCATAACGCCGGTATATCTCTCAAGGCAACAAATAAGATCATCGTTCTCTTTGACCAGACAACATATGAAGCGAAGCCTGCTGTGTTTACCATTGTAAAAGGCTCTGGCTCTTACACGAAATACAGACTTAGCACCGGAGCGGCCGACAAGGAATACGCCAGCTGCAGGGTGAGCTACATCGACCCGACGAGCAAAGAGACGATTCAAGCGACCGCCTATGCTGATGACTACGATCCGAAAGATAAGAACAATCAACGCCTGGAGATTACCGCAAAGGTAAACAGCATTGGTGAAGCCCAGGCATTGGCGAAGAAACTGCTGCGCCTGAAAAACAAGTATGAGTACACTGCGAGCTTCACTCTTCCCGGCAATCCAGATTTACTGGCCGGAGTTACGGTTATGCTCACCGGCTGGGGAGCATGGGACGGGAAATATATCGTGAACCAGGCTCGACACGCCATCGGCAACTCCGGATATTCTACGCAACTGAGATTGCGTCATGTATTGGAGGGATACTGATGGAAAACATTTTAGCCAACCTCGTGCGGATCGGTACGGTCAGCTCCATAGATTCGGCCAAGCGAACCGCACGAGTGATATTCAAGGACAAGGACATGGTTTCCGGCTGGCTGAGCGTGTTGCAACAACCTTTAGCGGGCGTTTATATAAAGCCTGATGGTGAACACTCGCACACGATATCAGACACCTACACGGGCGGTGGAACGGCCACAACCGACGGCGAACATGACCATGCTGCGAATGTTACTTACTGGATGCCGAAAGTCAATGATACGGTGCTGGTCCTCTACATCCCCGTATTCAATGGCGACGGCTTTATACTGGGGGTGATTTGATGCAGGTTGGAGTATTAGGGGATATCGTCTTTCAGGTATCATCCGATGTTATCAAAACCTTCGACAACATGCAGTGGTCAGGCTCGGCGAGATACGCGGAGCATAATCGGCATCTAACAAACACGCTCACGGAGTTCACCGGGGTTGATCCTGACACCATGTCTTTTGATATGGATCTGTCTGTTTACCTCGGCGTTGAGCCAATGAATGAGCTGGTCAAAATATGGACTCATGAACGCAGCGGGAAGCCTCTCTCTCTGGTTGTCGGAGAAAGAGCATACGGAAAATACAAGTGGACGATCAAGAGCCACAAAATCAAAATGAAAACCTATGACAAGCGCGGAAATGTGACCGGCGTGTCCGTATCCGTAGACTTGTTGGAATACTTGAAATCGTGAGGTGACGCTATGAGCTATATTGTCAGTTCGAAAAACTTGGGCAGCATCACACTCAATGAGAGCGACCCTGTGAGAGCTGCCCTGCAAAACATTGCCATCATACTGTCGACGCGTCAACTCTCCGTTCCTCTCTATCGTGATTTCGGCCTGCCCATGCAGTTCATAGATAAGCCTATGGCGGTGGCAAGGCCGCTGCTGATTGCAGAGATCAAAGACGCGATTACAGAGTATGAGCCGCGGGCTACTGTCCTGAACATTACCTTTGAGGATGATACGCCGGGCAAACTCGTCGCTACAGTGGAGGTGGAAATAGATGTCTAGGAACAAGGAATATCAGTTTATCAGTACAGACACAAACGCGCTCGTGACACAACTTATTTCTGCCTATGAGCAAATCGTTGGGATTACGGTTCAGCCGGCCAGCCCTGAGCGATTATTTATTTCATGGATAGCCGATGTGATTGTCCAGGAGCGCGTACTGAATAATTACACCGGGAAT